CGGAGTAGAGCAGTTGGAAGCTCGTCGGGCTCATAACCCGGAGGTCGTAGGTTCGAGTCCTGCCTCCGCAACCAGTCTCATGTACGCCCACGCAAACGGTGAAAGTGCCGTCTGCGTGGGCGTAGATTTTTGTGACGTGCTGCCGGATAATAACGGGCAGGTTTTGATCGTTCCACGCCTCTACGCTGGCGTGAAACATTGCCTCTATGGCGGCCGGGTCTACCTCTGCGTGGGTGGCGGAGCGGCGGGCGATTATATCTTCAAGTTCGGACTTTCTGGCCCGCAACCGGTCAAGCTCTGCTTCTAGTTCCGGGATCACAATACCAGACAGGACGGCTTTCACGCCGTTGCTGATCTGGGTCGTCACCTGGGCCAGCTCTGCCCGCTCTGCGGTCAGGTCGGGGGCGGCCCCGTTGATCTGATCGGCTATATACTGCGCCGTAGTGGAAAAGTCCACGGTTGCCAGGTAGTGCTTCAAGTGCTGCACGACGAACATTTCCAGTTCGTCGGCGTTGATATTCTTCGCCTTGCAGGTGTGCGTTCTGTATTTGTTGCCGCAGCAGTAGTACCGTGTGACATAGCCTTTTTTATTCGTGGAGGCGTGGCCGACGTAGGTGCTGCCGCATTCTTCACATTCGATCAAGCCCGTCAGCAGGTAAGTGTGGCGGGCCTTATTTTTTGCGTTGTGTCTGTTGTCTTTCATACGTGCCTGCACCTTCTCCCATGTGTCCGCGTCAATGATGGCCGGGATCGCACCCTCTATCCGGGTAACGTCAGGATTCAGACCGCCGCCTGCCCATTTCCGCAGCAGCTTATATTTCCGCTTATTCCAGGTATAGACCCCAATATACCGTTCATTCTGTAGAATACCGTTTAGACTGTTCTTTCCAATAGGCCGCCCACGTTTGCTGCGGACGTCGCCCAGGTGATCCACAATGTAGTCGTAGCTTTTGCCCTGGGCGTACCAGGCGAAGATCGACCGCACCACGGCGGCCTCTGCCGGGTTGATGACGTAGGAGCCGTTCACCACGTCGTAGCCCAGGGGCGGGACGCCGCCAAGGAATGCGCCGGTCTGGGCCTTGACAGCTACGCCGTCGATGGACTTCTGACGGGTGCCGAGAACTTCGGCCTGGCCCATGCCAACGGTGAGCAATTCCAGCAGAAAGTCCTGGCCGTTGGTCAGGTCGCCTAGCTTCTGCCCTGTGGCGGAGATCACAGAAACGCCCAGGTACATCATGGCTTTTCGGAAGCTGAACCAGTCGCCAACGTCGCGGCTGCCGCGGGTGACGTCGTAGATCACCACGGCGTCGAACTTCCCGGCCTGGGCGTCCCTGACCATACGCTGAAAACCACGCCGGTCTGTATTGGTGCCGCTGCACCCTTCATCCTGGTAAGAGGCCACGATCTGAATGTCGTGGGCGTCGCAGTATTTCCGTATTTCACGGAACTGGTATGCTATGCTGTTTTCGTCCTGCCGGTCGGTGCTGTACCGGCCATATTCTGCTGCTTTCAAAAATAGCACTTTCCTTTCTTTTATAGGTGTGCTACAATAAAAGGGCGCAAAACCCCTATATTGTAGCGGGTGGTTTTCTTCTGCTGTGGTAGGTGTGAATGGAAGCCGCGCGTCTGCCGCTCTGGTGCTGGTAACACCGGGGCGGCTTTTTTATTTTCCGGGCCGTTCCGTGTAGTAAGCGCGGGGCGGCTTTTATTCGTTGGTGGGGGCGATAAGGTCAAAGAACGCCGATTCTGAAAGAATTTGTAAATCCTGTCCTTTTAGGATCAGACTTTCCGCTTTCTTGTGTTTGGCGCTCTTGCCGTCTTTGATGGCCTTGCAATAGTCGTTATTTCCGAGGATCAGGAAGTTCGTTTTCGCCGTGACAGAATCGCCGCAAATGCCGCCCATATTCACGACGGCCTGCATTGCCTCTTTCCGGGGGATGCCTAGGGCACCGGTAAAGACGCAGACCTTCCCAAAAAGCGGGCTGTCTGGCCGCTCCATGCCGCCCTCTGCGGTGATGCCTGCGGCCTTGACACTATGGGAAGCAAGCCGTGCGGCAGCGCCCAGGTCGTAGCCGGTGGCACGGAGTGCCTGCAATACGGCGTGGGTGGTCTGACAGTCTACCAGGGCGCGGTGGGCACCGGCCTGATCGACACCCAGGGCGGCGGCCACGTCGGCCAAACGGTGGTGCTGCAATTCAGGAAGCACATGGCGGGAAATTCGCATAGTGTCCACAATGTCATTCGACACTGTGCGACCGCAGTAGTTGTAGGCAGCGTCATAAATAAAATTGACGTCAAAGTGGACATTGTGGCCAACGATCACGTCGGAACCGATGAAGTCCAGGAAGCCGGGCAGCACATCACCGATCACTGGGGCGTCGGCTACGTCGTCGTTTGTGATCCCGGTCAGCTGGGTGATGAAATCACTAATTTCGTTTTCTGGCTTGACGAAACTGCTGAAGCTGTCCTGAACTTCCCCGCCGCGGACACGCAGGCCGGAAAGCTCTATGATCTCATTCCATTGCGGATCAAGGCCAGTTGTTTCAATGTCGATCACGGTATAGTCCTGGGGGAAGGTCAACAGACTGCGGCCTTTTCCGGGACGGGTGGCGGCGTATTCGCTCATATAGATAACCCCTTTTTCTTGCCCGCATTACGCCGGGCTTATTTTTTAGGATAATAGTACCACCACCACGGAAAGGAGGTGGCACGATGAAAAGCGCATACAAGGCAGCGATCGAGCGGATGCTGCGGCACATTGACGACGAGAAGGCCCTGGCCCTGATCTATCGTTATATCCTCTACATTTACACCCGCAAGAAGTAACCGCCGCGCCTGGGGGCTGATCCCGTTTCGGGGTCAGTCCTCTTTTTTGTTGTCGCCGGGGCTGTCTGCCCAGGGCGTCCAACCGGCCAGGAGTTTGTCCAGGAGCCGGTCTACCTGCTGCCAATCTTCGGCCGACCAGTCGCTAAGGCTTTTGAACAGGTTCTTCACGTGTTCGTTCTCGCCTGCCATGACCCGGTCGATCATTACATGGACAGCGGCTTCTTCGCCGTTTTCAAACATCGGCCCGGCCCCGGTGGTCAGCCACAAATAACTGGCCCCAAACTCCCGAACCATAGAGCGCAGCGTTTGTTCGCTGGGGTTGCTGCGTCCGCTTTCCATGGTGGAAACAGATGATTTTGTAATTCCAATACGGCCGCCGAATTCGTCCTGGGTCAAACCGAGGGAACGACGAAGTTCTTTAATTCGTTCGTTCATTGGTCACTTCACCTCCTATGGCGCTATCATACACCACAAAAGTTAAACTGTCAAACATTTTTTATTCAGAACAGCTTGACAAAGTGCGGTTGTCAAACTATAATAGGGCTTGTAAGTTAGATAGCCAAACTTAGAGGCAACGAGAAAGCGGAAACCCCGCAAGGAGGACAACACCATGACAAACTTCATCAAAAGAGAGCATGACCTGATCGCAGAGTTCCAGAAAGAAATGGACGACTACGGCCTGGAAGTAGACAACGGAACCAGTGGAAGGTGTGGCGAGGGCTGCTACCACCTGGAAATGACCACGAAGATCGAGCGGGCAAAAGGAAAGAAAGCGTTGATCGCCCTGCTGCTGGAAAACGGTTACACCGTAAACAAGTTCATGTTCACGGATCGCAAAACAGGAGAGCGCTACATGGCTTTCAAGGTGTACAAATACGCAACCATGGAGGACAGAGACGACGACGCAGAGGAATATGTGGAGGAGCGGCCAAGCCAGGAAAAGCAAAAAGGAGAATGGACAAACACCCGGCTGCTGCGGCTGAAAATGATTGAGGACGCACGGGAAGCCGCCTACCGGATGAATGAACAGTATTGCGCGGGTGACGTAGGGCGGAACCACACCAACTGCGGCGTACTGATCCAAGCACTGAATGTTCTCCGCCTGCTGGGGTTTGAAGCCACGGACGCCACATGGGAAAACGGTGGCCTGTTGGTCTGCGAGAGTGTCACGGTAGACGGTGAACGGATTTACACCAGATAAGGGGGAACATCGTGGAAATGATGATTTTGACAGAAGCACAATGCCACGCCATCTGCGACATGGGATATTTCAACACGACGATCTACGGCTACATGGTCGAGGCGTTGGAAATCGCCGGATTCAGCCGGGAAGATATTAGAAAAGCAATCGGAGGAATGCGCACGGCCCTTGATGAAACGACCGCCGCAGAGGCCGAAGAAGCGTTTCGGACATTCTAAGGGAGGAAAACAAAATGGAGAACCAGAGAACCAAACGGACGCCGGTAGAACTGACCGGCCGGGCGCGGTGGATCGAAAGCGAGTTAGAAAAGAAATGCCCGGAGAATGACTGCCGCCTCTATCTGAATGTCTGCAATATGCGCCGGGAAGTGCTGGAAGCCCTGCAAGTCGTCCCGGGTGGCTGGGGCCGGGAGATGCTGGTGGCGGAGGCTAACAGGCTGGCCCGCCAGCTGGAACACATGGCCCGCACAAACTACGCCGTCCGCAACTTCGCCGCGGATTGCGCCGCCTGGAACGCCAGGAGGGCGAGGCGTGACGATTGAAATTATTTGCCCAGTGCAGCAGGGCGGCCGGTTTGACCCCGCCCGCTGCCACAGCTGCAACAACTACACCATGACGATCAGCGGCAGCAAGACCACCCAGAGCTGCCGGAAGAACGGCGGGAAGCACCGAAAGAATTTTGAATCCGTGTGTCTGGCCTACCGTCTGGGCCTGCCGGACACGGTGGAGATCGTGAACGAACGAAAGGAGCAACAGACATGAAAAACGAGAACGAACAGATTAGGCAGCAGGTGGCGGAAAAGTTTATGAAGCTGACCAAGGAACAAAAGGAGTTTGCAGTGGGCTACATGACCGGAAAGCGCGACGAAAAGCAGGCCGGGAACTAACCGCAGCGGCCAGGGCCGACGCCCTGGCCCCCGTCCGGGGCTGATACCGCCCCGCCGATGATGGCCCACGGAGGGCCGAAACGGGATCATAAGCGGAAACCCCGCAAGGAGGACAAACCCATGGCGATCTACAAAATTCAAGGAGAGAACCCGGAAGTTTTCGGCGGTGAACATTTCAGCCGCCGTGTTCGGGTGGAGTACGCCTGCGACTACACGGCCACAGAGATCAAGGAGCTGCTGCCGGATATGGTTCACCGCTTCAAGGTGATGGACGCCGACGGCGTGACCTATTTCTGGGGTGTCTGTTCGGATTCCAGCAGTTTCGCGCCGCTGGATCAGGAGGGCGCGGAGTACGGCGCCACGTCGATCGCATACAAAAACCGCAAAACGGGAGAATACGAGGAACTATGAAACGGTGCAGCGCGGAAGCCTGGGCACGGTGCCCACACCACCAAGGCTGCGAACCGGGCGCGGAGTATGCGGACGGCTGCCCCTGCGATACCTACAACCAGAGAATAGAGGCGGAGCTGCACGGCGACCCGATGGCCCCGCGCCTGGTGCAGACGATACGGTGGCGCAGTATCAAAGACCCGCCGAAGGACTACCAGTACGTGATCGGCTGGCCGGAGGAGGAAACCTACCCGTTCCCGCAGGCGCGGGAGTGCTACACGACCGGCCGGGCACCCTGGGCCTACTTCCCGGGGATCGGCGCACAATACAGAATCTCCCATTGGGCGGAAATGCCCGTGGGGCCTACACCGAAAGGAACCAAGAAGAAATGAACGATTTGCAGACCGCTACCAAGGTAGCACAGCGGGCCGTCAATGGCGGCCTGATCCGGCCGTCGAAGGTGCTGACGCTGCTGATCGACCTTGACAAGGCTGTGGAGCATTTAGACCTTGACCTGGATCGGCTGCTGAATGCCGACCCGTGGGATTTTGTCCACGATCTGAACGGCATACAGGCCCACATAGACCGCAGCACGGAGGAGTTCACGGGCGACTGGCTGCCCAGGTGCAGCCGCAGAAACGGAAAGGAGGCAGCAGCCGAAACGTGAAGAAGCCGAAAAGAAAGCCGATCAACGCCCAGAAGGTGCTGCTGGTGCTGATCATCCTATCCACACTGTTCGCCCTGGCCGTGTCCGTGACGATCCTGGTAAATGCTTATTGTGGCGGCTGGCGGCTGCTGCTGATCCGCCTGACGCTGCGCTGGAACCTGCCCGACTGGCTGCGGGCGATCATCTGGGGGTGGTATTAAGTGAACGAGTTTAAGCTGGAACCGAGAAAGAAGCCGCTGACCCATGACCAGGTTGTGCTGGGCATTATGGGCGTCAGTCTGGCCGACCTGATCAATGCCATTCGGGAGAACCGGGACGGGGCATTTGATTGCCTTTATAAGCAGCAGCAAAAGCGAGAGGAGGCGGTGGAAGCATGACGGAGTATGCGGACGGCTACGAGCCGGGGGCGGTATTCCTGGACGACTGGAACGCCGACGTAAGCGAAGAAACAGCTGTGGGCGCAATGTCAGAGGAGCAGCGCCGGGCATACCGGGAAATGGTGGAAGGCTTGCAGGAGTGGGCTAGAGCTGCCGCCGAGGCTGCGCGGCTGGTGGCGGAACAGTTCCGAGAGGCCCTGGTGGCGGCTCTGACTGACCTGTGGGAGCCGGTGACGGAACTTATTCAAGAGCTTGCGGAGGCCGCGGAAAGCTGCGACACAGAGCAGGAGGACGACCAGCACGACGGCGCCGTTTTGATCCTGGTTCACTGGTTGCCGCCTGCGCCGCAGCTGCGGCATTTATACGGCCAGGGCGTCGATTATGGCGGCCCTGGCACCCGTCCGGGGCTGATCCGCCCCGCCGATGATGGCCCACGGAGGGCCGAAACGGGAATACATACCGAGGAGGAAACGACGTGCATATTTTCGTGAATATTGTGGCGGGCCTGGCGGCTGCGGCGCTGCTGCTGGGCGTGATTGGAGAACGGGACGCGCTGAAACAGCGCAATCTGACCTTTGCGTTCGTCGGCGTGGTGTTCCTGATCCTGGGCATTAACCGGCCATTCTAAGGAGGGGCGAGGGATGCAGCAGAAAAAGGGATACCGCCTGATCGAAGAAAGCGACCTGTCCGCCGCTATGGCTTGGGCGAACGGTCTGAAAGCCACAGACGGCAGCCAGGAAACGGCCAGGCAGGCGGACGCGCTGCGGGCAATCATTAAAACGGGCCTGTCCTACGCGATCGTCATGGCGCACGAAATGGGCGGCCTGCCCTGTTTCGACGACGGTCAGACGCCGGAGCAGCGCCGGGCAGCTATGGCAGCCGCCGCCAAACTGGCGCGGCAACCGGGAGGGCGGAAAGCGTGAACGAATTAGAACAGACGTTCGTCTGCTACCTCTGCGGCCAGACAAAATCGACAGCGGAACAGGCCATGCCGTGCAGCTACACGCGCCACTTCGGCCAGCCGGTCTGCGTGACGTGCTGCGAGGGCTGCAACGCAGAGGAGCCGTTCCCCTGCCCGGACTATGAGATTAGAAAGCGCAGCGAACGAAAAAGGAGGAAAAAGCGAAATGTTACCTGAACAGATTACCCAGAAATGGCTGAAAGCCATGGACGAACAGGCCCGGAAAGCCCGCATAATGGGCATGAACCCCGCCGTGCAGGATAAATACTACGCGGCAAAGAAGGTCGGCCAGAAGTGGCTGATCAGCAACGGCCGGGCATGGTGGGACGGCCCGGTGGTGGTGAAAGAGATTCACCTGTACGCCGACAAGACGGTAAGCACCCATTACTATATTGAGGGCGTCCAGCAGTTCAACCGGCGCCGGATCGTAGAAAGCGGCCTGATACCTGTCCAGGGCGCACAGCTGCCGGAAATGCTGCCGCTGTCGAAGGTCGTCGTCTTTGACCATGCCCGGCTGCAAGACGGCCGCCCGATGCGCCGGGTGTACGACGCACCGAACGATTAACAGAAAGGTGTTGAAAGCTGTGGATAACTACGAAAGAGAGTTTGTGCCGATCAAGCGGATCAGCGGCGTGACGGCTGACGGCTGGCTACAGGTGGAGCTGGTGGACGGTACGGTGGTACAGGTGGCCTTCGCAGAGGGCCAGAAAATCAGCTGCAAGTGGCCGGAAGGCCGGGCGGAGATGGCCCGCCCCTTGTTCCGTTTTGACCGTGACGTTCTGGCCGCCGATGACGTGGCCCTGGTGGGTATCGAATTTGTGACCAGAAAGAAAGCGGTGTGATTATGGATCAGGTGGAAGAAAAAAGAACCGCCGCAGTCAAGGAAACTGTGGCGGAGAAATTCGAGCGGTTGGACGCAGGCGGCCGCGCGCACGTCATGGGCTACCTGATGGGCAAAGAGGACGAGCGCAAAGCCGCCGAAGAACGCCGGAAGCAAACAGCATAAAAACGCCCCCGCGCCGCTTGCGGTGTGGAAAGCAAAAGCAGCGCAGGGGGTACGGGGTCGCGGTAGATTTACCGGGAATATTATACCAAAATATCCCGCAAAAGTCAACGAAAACAAGGGGGATTCAGCCCCCATGGCGGCCTTGTAATGGATAGCCCCAAGTCACGGAAGCCTGTGTGACCTGGGAGCAGGACGGGAGGCTGCAAGGATGGGCACCAGGAAGAAACCGCCGCGTTATGTTGACTATGACTACGAGGCAGCATACCAGGAACAGCTGGACAGAGACGACAAAGCCCTGACAGACGATCTGAAACGCAGGGGCGCCCGCTGTATCTACGCCACAAAGCGTGTTGACGCCGGGGATCAGGTAGACCTGGAAATATACCCGGAGTTTTCAAAGCGGGACGACGTGCCGGAAGCAGGGCGCCGGAAAGGCTACAATGCAGCGGCACAGCGGAACCTAAAAGACAAGAACGCCCGGAAACAGTGTGAGCGGCTGATCAACGAGAATTTCACAAGCCGCGACCTGTGGGCAACATTCACCTACACCCAGGACACGCTGCCGCAGTCCATGGACGAAGCCCTGGAAAATATGCAGAAATACATAAAGCGCCTAAACTACCGCCGCCAGAAGAAGGCCCTGCCCCCTGCCCGCTACGTCTACGTCACGGAATGGTCGGAGGAGGAAGGAAAGAAAATCCGCTGTCACCACCACATTGTCATGGACGGCGACATGAGCATGGACGACGTGGAAAGTCTGTGGAAGCTGGGCCGCAGAAACGAGATCAGACGCCTTGATTACGATGAAAACGGTCTGACCGGCCTGGCCCGCTATATCACCAAAGACCCGAAAGGCCGCCGCCGCTGGTGTGCGTCAAAGAACCTGCGCAAGCCCGCAGAGCATAAGAACCACAGCCAATTCTCACAGCGCAAGGTCGAGAAGATGGCCGAAAACTATGACGACGCCGTGGAGATGATCAAGAAGGCCGCCCCTGGCTGCATTTTCAAAAGCCTGGAACGCCGATACAACGAGTGGAACGGCAAATTTTACATATACGCCCGGTTACGGCGACTTTGCAACCCCGGCGACCTGGTGACGATACAGGGCGGTGAAAGCCTGGGCCTTGACAATGCTGCAGCTTATGTGATCACCGAAACGGACGGGCCTATGGCCTGGATCAGGAAGAACGACAAGCCGAAAAGTAAACGCTACCAGGTGCCGCTGGAAAAGCTCCACCTGCTGCAAAGAAAAGACAGAAGCGGAAGAACCGCAAGGAGGAACCCATGAAAACAATAGCCATAATGATCGAAAAAGGCGGGGCCGGAAAGACCACCACCGCCGCAGCCGTCGCGCACATCCTGGCGCGGAACCACAGCGTCCTTGCAATCGACGCAGACCAACAGGGCAACCTGTCCACCCTGTTCGGCGTAGACGACCCGGAGGACAAGGGCCTGGCCGCCCTGCTGGAAGCCGTACACGGAGAAACAACTGTGGCGGACGTGGCGAAAGAATCACCCTATGGCCTGGACGTGATCCCGGCGAACGGCTACCTGATGGACACCAACATGGAGATTGCAGCGGACGAACAGCACGATCAAGTCCGCCGCCTGCGGGACGCCCTGGAAGATCGCCACGTATCGGCGGCCTATGACTACGTCGTTATAGACTGCGGTCTGCTGCTGGATATGACCGTTCTGAACGCTCTGGTGGCGGCCGATCTGGTCGTAGTGCCGGTGAAAGTGGGCGGATTCGAGGCACAAGCCCTCCAACGCATAGCCGAACAGGCTGGGCAGCTGCGGGCACTGAATCCGTGCCTGGAACTGCGGTCGTTTATGACCATGCGGGCAAAGAACAGAAGCGCCGAAGAATTTGAGGCGTGGCTAAAGTCCTATGACCAGGTGCAGGCGTTCCAGACGACCGTCAGCCGGTCGGTGATGGTGGAGCGGGCCAGCATATACCAGCAGCCTGTCACGGCGTACCGGCCCGGCTGCAAGGCGTCGAAGGAGTATGTGCAGCTGACACGGGAGATCGAGGAGGTGCTGGCGTAATGGCAACAGGTCATAGCATTCTGGACACGCTGAACGCGACCAGCAAGGGCGGCCAGCCGATCGGGCCGTCCGGGAAATTCAGGACGAAAGACCTACCGATCGACCAGCTATACCGCAACGACGGGAATTTCTACGCGATCGTGGACGTGGAGGAACTGGCCGGTCATATCCTGATGGCCGGATTACTGGAAAACCTGACCGTCGTCTATGAGCCTTGCGACCGTGGACAATATCGCATTGTCAGCGGCGAGAGACGGTGGGAGGCACTGAAACTGCTGGTAAGCCAGGGCCACACGGAGTTCGCCGTGGCAACCTGCAACGTGCGCACAAAGCGCAGCGCCGAAGAAGAAACGATTGACCTGATTGTAGCCAACAGTCAGCGGGTGAAGTCTGTGGCGGATCAGCTGCAAGAGTACACGGCCTTAAAGACCACCCTGGAACGTATGCGGGCAAACGGGCAGCAGCTTGACGGGTACGACCTGACAAGCGGCCGCCTGCGGGATGTGATCGCCGCCGTGCTGGGCAAGTCGGCCACGAAGATCGGACAGCTGGAACGGATCAACGGGCACCTGATCCCGGAGCTGCGGGCCGTCCTGGATAGCGGCGGCCTGAAATTCTCCGCCGCCTATAAGCTGGCCGGGATGGACACAGAAACGCAGCGGGACGCATACCAACGCGCCCAGGAGGACGGCCGGGAAATCACCCACAAAGAGGCAGAGCGGGCCGCAGACACAACCAGAGCGCCCGCCGCAGCGGCCACGGGAAACCCCTATGCTGCTAGTAGCTGCGAAATGGTACACGGAGCCTGCGAGCATTACCCAGTGATCACGGCGAACTTCGCCCGTCACGGCGACCTGGACGGCTGCGCCGGGTGCTGTCAAAGCTGCAAACTGTGGCGGACGTGTGACTACTGCTGCGAGATCATGGCAGCCAGGCGCCCGCAGCAGCCAAGCAAGCCGGAACCGGTACAGCAAGCCCAGGAATACCAGGAGCCGGAAAAGCGCCAACCGGCGCCGGAGCAGCGCACCCAGGCCCCACAGCCGGAACCGGCAGCGGATAACGGCCGCCAGGAAAGCGACCTGCCACGCGAGGACACCGACCTGTTTGAAATGCTGCAATACGCCGTCGAAGTATCCGGCCTGCCGGATGATCAGCAGATAGCCTGCCAAGGACTGCTGCGCAGGATGGAGCGCCGCATGGACAGCGACACGGCCCTGGTGGCGGCACTGTTGGAGGCGTTCCGCTGCGTTGACGAGGAAGGCATTGTGCGGGACTGCGTAGGAAATGACGAAAAATATACCCCCGGCGAAATTATGGACGTGATCCTGACGACCGTGGACGAACTGACGGACGGAGGGGCGAAAAGATGAAAGTGGACATTTTCGCCCCGGAGGCGGCCGGGAAATACGCTGTTATCTATGCCGACCCGCCGTGGAGCTACACCCAGGGCGGCCACGGAGCCGCGAAAAAGCACTACAACACCATGACCGCCCAGGAGATCAAAGAGCTGCCCGTGGGCGGTCTGGCGGCTGAAAATGCGGTGCTTTTCATGTGGGCGACGTTTCCGAACCTGCCGCAAGCCCTGGAAACAATCCAGGCGTGGGGATTCAAGTACAAAACCCTTGCATTCAACTGGATCAAGTTCACGCGGGGGGGGGGACGCCTGTTCTGGGGTTTAGGATTCTGGACGCGCAGCAACCCGGAAATATGCCTGCTTGCCGTCAAAGGCAAGCCGAAGCGCGTGAGCGCGTCGGTGCATAGCGTCATACAGGCGCCGGTCGAGCAGCACAGCAAAAAGCCGGCAGAAACGCGGGACAGAATCGTGCAGCTGATGGGTGATGTGCCGCGGGTGGAACTATTCGCCCGGCAGACCGCCGAAGGCTGGGACTGCTGGGGAAACGAGGTATAGGAGGACAACATGGAGAAAGAACAAGCTGACAAGGGACTTTTAACAACTGCCTGCGAAGCGATTGACACGGCTTTCCTGACGGTCAAGAAAATGCTGATCCAGACCGTCGCCGTGGTGATCCTGGCGGTCGCACTGGTGGCGGCCCTGATCGCTGTGGTGTGCGACGTGCTGCTGGAAGGATTGGAGGCGCAGCTATGAAAATAACGGGAACGAAAGACGAAACCGCCTGGGCATTCCGGGCGCTGGAAGTGGCCGGAATCTGCGAGGGCTGCCCGGCCAGGGCGGCCTGCAATGCGTCGGAGGACGTAGAGGAAGCGAAAGGGACGCCGATAGAACGGCGCCCAACCTGCGGCGATATGCTGCGGCAGGCGATCAAAACGAGATAAGGCCAAGGAGAACATAATGTTGGAAGAAAACCGACTTTACAACATGGACTGCCTGGACGGAATCCGGCAAGTCAAAACGGCAAGCGTCAAGGCAATCATAACAGACCCGCCCTATTTCCAAGGGCTAACACAGAACGGCCAGCGCGGCGACTTTTCCGATCTGGAAATCACGAAGCCGTTCTGGCAGCAGTTAGCGAAGCAGATGGGCCGGGTGTTGACACCTGACGGGGAATTTTACATTTGCATGGACTGGCGGGGCTATGCGTTCTATTATCCCATTTTTGCCGACTATTTGCCGGTGAAAAATGTGATCGTCTGGAACAAGATGTCCGGGCCGGGCAGCTTTTACAGCTACGTCCACGAGTTTGTGCTGTACGGCACAAAGGACAGCGCCCTAAAGCGTGGCGGTAGCAACGTGTGGGAAATGCGGGGGTATTCCAGCGGATCAGAGCAGACGGACGGCCCGAAACTGCACTACGCACAGAAGCCCGTGGCGCTGTTCCAGCGCATGATCGAGGACAGCACCCAACCGGGCGACCTGGTGCTGGATTGTTTCGCGGGAAGCGGCACGGCCGCCGTGGCGGCAATCCGAACCGGCCGCCGCTGGATTGCGTTTGAGAATAAGACCAGCACCTACGAAAAAGCCGCCAGCCGGATCGCACACGAACTGGAAGAAGCGAAGGCAGGCCGCAGCGAACAAACAAGCCTGTTTGACGAATAGGCCAGCCAGACGGCCGGGCCGGAAGGAGCAGAATATGAACGATGAAGAACGGCCTGACCTGGAAGAAGTGATCCGGCGAACGGCCACGGCCACAGTGATCACTATGGAGCAGCGCCAGCAGCAGAGAGCAGCGGACGCAATGCTGCACAATACGGCGATCCTGATGGCGAACTACAAAGCCCTAAAGGACTATGCGGAGCGTGGCGGCCCTGGAACTAGCACCGCCTGGGGTGACGCCTACCTGGAAAGCATAACGTCCAGCAAGATCAGGACGTCGATCATGGTGGCGGCTATCGACGCCGCTATGGCCGACGTGGCCGGGGAATACACCAGCACCGGGCAGGCGTACAAGTGGGAGGCATTCCGGGCCAGATACGTCGAGGGCGTCAGCTACGAGGAGATCGCCTCCGCGCTGAACGCAGGGAAGAACAGCCCGGCCAGATGGTGCAAGGATGTGATGGCGAAAATAGCGGTCAGGTTATTCGGGGTGGATGGGCTGAAACGCTGGTGAAAACGTGGGGAAAATCTGGGGTCGAAATAATCGGCCCATAGGAATACAATATGCCCAGATGGCGCAAGGCAAGCGCGGACAGTAAGACATAACAAGTCACCTGTCCACGCTTGCCTTTTTCTTTTTCCTAACCCAGGAAGAAGGCAGCCACAAGCGCCGCGAGAAGCGGCCAAACAACGAGGGAGAACGAGAAAATGCTGCTGCACTTTTGCCGCTGCGGCCGCCCGATCCCGCAAGGGCAAGCGCTGTGCGATACGTGCGCAGCGACAGCGGCCAGCCGCCACATGATTTACAACCGCCAAGACCGAAGCAAGCGGTCGGCGGACTTTTACGTTTCGCGCGCGTGGCGCATAATGCGCGCGCGCGTAATGGACGTGTTCGACGGCTGGGACATTGTCGCCCTGTACGAGGAGGGAGTGCTGCTGCAAGCAGAGGAAGTCCACCACATTGTCGAGTTGGAGGACGACTGGAACAAACGCCTTGATCCGTGGAACTTGATACCGCTGAACGCCAACACGCACAAACGGATCACGGCGCTGTATAAGCGCGGCCAGGCGTCCATGGAAGCCTGCCAGAAGCAGCTGCGGGAGTACCGCACCAGGTACTTCGAGGAGGCTGGGGGGGTTGAAAAAGTTTTTCGGTCTGCCGGATTAGTCGCGCCCCCCTCAATCGTGGAGAAAACTCCCCACTGAAATTCTGGCACCTGGGCGCCCGTGAAATCCGCCGAAAGTGTCAGATTGTGACACCGAAGGAGGTGAGGACGTGGCGGGGAAAAAGCAACCGATCGCCCTATTGCAGGCGAAAGGAAAGAAACACCTGACAAAGGCAGAAATCGCCCTGCGGGAGGCCCAAGAGCTGCACCCAGACGCCGACAAAGTCACCCCGCCTGCCTGGCTGACCAAGCAGCAGAAAAAGCGGTTTAGGGAGCTGTCCGCGCAGCTGATTGATCTGAAAATAATGACCAATCTGGACTGCGAAGCACTGGCCCGCCTGGTAAAGACTGAATCCGACTATATCGACATGACCAAGGAGATCGACGCGCTGCCGGTGATGGTGGAGGTACGGCGCTACAAGGTGGGGCTGGATGGAAAGCCGGAGATTGACCCGGAAACAGGCGAGAAGATCGTGGAAACGCAGCGGGTCGTCAACCAGGAACGGGCCGACCTAATGCAGCAGCAGGACAGATTGTGGCGGCAATGCCGCCAGGGCGCCACAGACTTCGGCCTGACAATCGCCGGGCGCTGCCGCCTGGTGGCGCCAAAGGCCAAAGAGGAGGCGCCGACAAACAAATTCCTAAAGTACGCAAAGGAAAAAGCGGCGAGTGAAGCATGACGGATCGCTGCACACAGTACGCGATAGACGTTCTAGCCGGGCGGATCAACGCGGGCGCCCTGGTAAAAAAAGCGTGTCAGCGGCACATGGACGACCTGGAAGCCAGCAAAACAGCGCCGTTTGTCTACTGGTTCGACGTTGCAGCGTCCAATGAAATCATTGATTTTGCAGAAGAACTGGAAATTGCAGAGGGCGAGGAACGAGAAAAAATACACCTTTACCCGTTCCAATGCTTCATTCTGGGAAGCCTGAACGGTTGGAAGAAGAAAGAGGGCAACTACCGCCGTTTCAGAACCAGCTATGTCCAGCTGGGCAGACAGAACGGCAAATCGTTTCTGAACGGAATCCTGGCCTGCTATTACGGTAATTTCACGGCCTACCAGTACCCGAAGATATTCTGCACCGCTACAAAGCAGGATCAGGCGGACATTGTGTTCGACGAAGTAAAGAAATTCATCCGTTCCGACAAAGACCTGGACGAATGCTTTAAGATTCACGACCACAACCACACGATTGAATGCTTGATCACGAACGGCGTGATTCGCTCCATTTCCGGCGACACAAAAAGCCTGGACGGACACCGGCCATACATGGCAATCGTTGACGAATACCACGCGCACCCGACAAACCAGATGTACAAGCTCTGCGAGGGTGGCATAAAGAAGATGAAGCAAGCCCTGATCAGCGTGATCACAACGGCGGGCTTTAACCTTAACGCCCCTTGTTTCAAGCTGTACGAGCATTGCAAGCGGATTCTGCAAGGCGCTACACGGGTAGACAGCCAATTTATTTATATCGCGGAGTTGGACGAAGGCGACGACATTTGGCTGCCGGAGAACTGGATCAAAGCAAACCCGGCCCTGGCCTACGACCAGGAAGCCCTGGAAAACCTGGTGCCGATCGCAACGACGGCACGGGACATGGGCGGAGAAGATTTGCGGGACTTCATCGTCAAGCAGCTGAACAAATGGATTCAGTGGTCTAACCACACATACCTGCGGGATATGGAAATGTGGAAGAGCTGCGCAAGCGACCGCGACCTGACAGCGTTCCGTGGCTGCCCGTGCTATGTGGGCCTTGACCTGTCCAGCGGCGGCGACCTGACAACGATCGTTTTCGTTATCCCGTTCTACGTGGACGGAAAGAAAAAGTATTTCATCCATTCCCATAGTTTCATGCCCGCAAAGCGGGTACAGGAACATATAGACACCGACCTGGCACCGTATGACGTGTGGGTAGATCACAAACTGATCACAGTGACCGAAACCATGGGCGGCATAAAAACGGACTACCGCTACATTCTGGCGTATATGCAGGCCATGGTGGACGCCTTCGGCCTGGTGCCGCGGCTGATCTGCTACGACCCACACAACGCCTCGGCATTCCTGCAAGACCTGGAAGCGACCGGGTATGACAGCCTAGAGATACACCAGACGGCGAAGGCCCTATCTGATCCAACGGAGGACTTGCGGCTGGAAATCGAGGCCGGAAACGTCGAGTACAACCGGGGCGAGGAGCTGCTGACATGGTCGATAGCAAACGCCAGGACGATCTCCAACAATTACGGCGAAATCAAGATTGACAAAGACCAGGCCACGCAGCGCATTGACCCGATCGACGCACTGATCGACGCCTGGAAAGTAGCCATGTGCGGCGACACTGTCCAGACCACCGAGGAGATCGTGGACGAATGGCTGAAAATGTACGCTAAACACAGCACGAAGAAGGTGAGCATAAACGAGTGAAAACCATTGAATGGATCAGAAAGGCAATTGCGGCCATGCCCTGGAACCGGCGCAGAATGCGAAACAGCGCAGAGCGCACCCTAAGTTTTTCAGACGGGTCGTTCCGGGACTGGCTGCTGGATAACGGCAGCCGCCGCGGCGTGTGGTCGGAAATCACCTATTTCACCTGCCTTAAAACACTGGCCGAAACGATGGGAAAAATGCCGTGGAATGTATTCAAACGGACAAAGAACGGCGTGACGGAAAGCGAAAAGGCCGACGTAATCCGCGTTTTGAAGGTACGCCCGAACCCGTACATGACGCCGACTATTTTCTGGGCGGTCATGGAGATGAACCGCAACCACTACGGGAACGCCTACGCCTACGTGGAGCGCAAGCTGCGGCGGAAAAAGTACGGCGGAACCTACACGGTAGAAAACCTGTGGATCATGCCGTCAAACTGCGTGAAAGTCCTGGTGGACGACGCCGGAATTTTTAAGAACGCCGGGCAGGTCTGGTATCTGTACACAGACCCATACAGCGGAAAGAAAACGGTATTCCGGCGCCGTGACGTGATCCATGTTCCGACGTCCCACACGTTCAATGGCCTGGTGGGGCGCCCTGTCCAGGAAATCCTGGGGAACACGATCGGCGGCAGCAAGTCGGCCCAGAAGTACATGGAGGCCCTGTATGAGCAGGGAATGACGGCGAAGGCAACGCTGGAATACACCGGCACATTGTCGCCGGAGGCGAAAGAAGCCCTCCGGCAGGCGTTCGAGGACTTCGGCAACGGGCCGAAGAATACCGGCCGTATTATGCCGGTGCCCCTGGGCATGAAGCTGACGCCCCTGGACATTAAGCTGACTGACGCGCAGTTCTTTGAGCTGCGGAAGTACACCGCCCTACAAATTGCCGGGGCGTTCGGCGTGAAGCCGAACCAGATAAACGACTACGAAAAGAGCAGCTACGCGAACAGCGAAATGCAGCAGCTTTCTTTCCTGACGGAAACAATGCTGTTCATTATGAAGCTGTACGAAGAAGAAGTCGGCTATATCATTCTGGGCGAAAATGCCATGATTGAAGGCGACGAATACGCGAAATTGAACGAGAAGGTACTGCTGCGAACGGACAGCAAAACACAAATGGAAGTTTTCACGATGGCCGTAAACAGCGGTATCTATGTGATCAACGAGACACGGGCAAAGCTGGACTTGGAGGGCGTCGAGGGTGGCGACCGGCCGATTGTAAACGGCAGCATGACCCCGCTGGACGTGGTGAACAAGAAAACAGGAACAGATACAACGACCACGCAGCAGCCGCCAGGCGGCAACCAGAAAGGAGGTGGAGAAGGTGGCAACGATTAGAAAACGCTATGAGCTGAAAGCAAAAGACCGGGGCCAGGTCAAGACGTTCGGCAGGATCGAAATGGTAAACCAGGCAACCTGCGCGGAGCTGTACCTGTACGGCGACATTGTAGATGATGAACTGACCGCGGCCTGGTTCGGCGGAAACTACCCCCAGGAGATCGCGGACTTTGTGGCGGGGCTATCCCCGAACCAACCGCTGACCATTTATTTCAATTCGCCAGGCGGTGACGTGTTCGCCGGGCTTGCAATCTATAACGTGCTGAAACGGCACCAGGGCCGGAAAACCGGCAAGGTGGACGGCATGGCCGCCAGTATCGCGTCGGTGATCCTGATGGCTTGCGACGAACGGGTGGTAAACACCGGCGCCCAGGTGATGATCCACGACCCCTGGACATGGGCAACAGGCAACGCCCGGCAGCTGCGAGAGGTGGCGGACCAGCTGGACGAAGCACGGGATTCTATCCTTGACGTTTACATGACGGCAACGGCGGAAGGCGTTACGCGAGAGGAAATCGCGGCACTGATGGAGGCGGAAACCTGGATGCGGGGCGAAAAGGCCGCCCAGTGGTTTGTCCTGACAGCGGTAGACGCCCCGGCCGCCGCAGCTGCGGCAAGTGATTTGTTCGGCAGTTATAAAAACCTGCCGAACGAACTGAAACAGAGTGCCAAAGAAGAAGCAAACAGAAAAAAGCGGGAAAACGACCTGCTGAATGACCTGTACCTGTACGGTACGAAGTGAAAGGAGCAAAAAAATGAACGAGAAACTGAAAAAGCTGCTGAACAAGGCGAACACCTTGAAGGCCGAAGTGAAAGACCTGGCTGCTGCTGGTAAGCTGGACGAAGCGGAGGCCAAGAAGAAGGAGCTGGTCGCTGCGCAGCGGGAGTTCGATCTGCTGTATGACCTGGACGCAGACGAAGGCGCACCCGGAGAGGGTGCCGAACACGGCCGCCAGGAACCCGGCGCAGGCGATAACGGCGGAGAAGCACCGACCGCGAAAGAGGTAGGCCGCGCTCTGGTGGCGGCTATCCGCGCCCGAATGAAGGGCAAGAAGGCCCCTGAAAATGCCGTGAATATCCTTCGCCGCGACGCTGCGATCCACGACGAACTGCGAGAGCATGACGGCCAGGGAACCAGCGGCGCAGACACCGGCGAGGACGGCGGCCTGACCGTCCCCCAGGATATTGCAACCACGATCCACGAGCTGCGCAGGGCAACCGCTGACGACCTGGAACTGTACGTCAACGTGGAACACGTCAGCACCAACACCGGCAGCCGCGTGATCGAGGCTGACGCAGATACCACCGAATGGCCGGAGGTCGAGGAGGGCGGCAAGTTCCAGGAGCAGGCGACCCCGAAGCTGCGCTCCATTTCCTACAAGATCAAGAAGTACGGCGGCATTCTCAAAGTTACCGCGGAGCTGCTGGAAGATACCGCGGAGAACATTCTGGCGTATCTGTCCAAGTGGATCGCCAAGAAGTCCCGCGCAACCAGAAACGCCAAAATTCTGGCCGCGCTGAATGCCCTGGTGGGTGAAACCACCTATTCCGTGGCAAGCCTGGACGATCTGAAAGATATTTTCAACGTCGTCCTTGATCCTGCCGTCGCGCAGCAGGCCCGCGTGATCACCAACCAGACCGGCTACAACTACCTGGATAAGCTGAAAGACAGCGACGGGAAGTACCTGCTTCAGCCCGACCCCACGAAGCCGACGCAGAAGCTGCTGTTCGGTGAATACCCCGTCGTGAAGCTGTCCAACAAGGTACTTAAAAACGGCACCAAGAGTGCCAGTAGCAAGAACTACACCACTGTTCCTGTTTTCTGCGGCTGCACCGAGGACGCCGTGACCCTGTTCGACCGGGACAAGATCAGCCTGGACATTTCTACCGTGGCGGGCGACCTCTGGGAGGACGACAAGACCGGCTTGAAAGTCCGCGACCGTTTCGACGTCGTGGGCACGGACAGCGGCGCCGTTGTAAAGGGCGTGATTGAGATCGAGGTCAAGGGCTAAAGCCATGACCGAGGCGACCATGGAGAAAACGCTTGACCTGGTCAAGCGCTACGCCCGTATCGACTACGAGGACGACGACGACCTGGTGCAGGTGATGATCGAAGCCGCAGCGCAGACCATGGGAGAACTGATACCGGGATTTGAGCCGGAGAAAATGACAGCCCGGCAAAAGATCATTCTGGCCGCCAGTGTTAAGAGCGTGTACGACGACCGCGAGAAATACGCCAAAGACGCAGAACAAATGAAGGCGGCGGTCGCATCCATGCTGCTGTCTGAAATCTACGAACGGAAGGCGGGAGCGGCGAATGGATAACGCACGAGTAATATTCCGGCAGCGGAAGCAGGAAACCGTGGAAGGCCGAAAGGTTGACGCCTGGGCGGATTATTACACCGCCTGGGCTGACCTGCCAAGCCAGTCAATGACCGAGCGGGTCGAAATCCAGAACCGGGGGCTGGTGGACGCCGTAACCCTGGAAGTGCGGACGTGCTGCCGGGTGGAGGAAATCCGGCGAAATCAGAAGCAGTTCCGCGTGATGTTCCGGGGCGTAGACTACGACCTGATTGGTGCTGACTATTCCAGGCGGCGGTCTGGGTTCATCCGCTTTCTTGCGTCGAGGGCTGACTGATGAAAGTGGGTTTAACATTTGTCGGCCTGGACGAACTGCTAAAGGCTTGCGAGGACTGCGCAGCCCCCGGAGAGCTGGACGCAGTAAACCGCAGAATAGTGAAGCGTGGCGCGGATGTGCTGCACGACGCTATGAAAGAACGGGTGCCAAAGAGCGGAAATAATGCAAAATCCGGCAAGAGCGGGTGCAGGCCGGGAGGCCACGCCAAAGAGAACATACCGATTAAGCCGGGAAAATCCAAGGGGTCAGAAGTTTCGGCGGAGGTCGGCTGGAAGCTGTCCGACAATTCGGAATATTTCTACATGAAATTCGTCAACTGGGGAACCACGAAAATGTCCGCGCGGGAATTTGTCCAGTCTGCCTGCGCCGCTGTCGAGGGTGAGATCACAGACATTGCCCGCCAGGAGTACGAGGCATTTCTGGCCGCAAAGATTGGGAGGTAGCCGTGGACATTATCAAGATTGCAGCCGACGCCCTGGCGCCGATCGTGGCGGAAGGCGTACCGGTACAGCAAGGATGGTATGACGCCGCACTGCACAAAACGCACGTGACCCTATGGGCTACAGGAGCCGCCCCAGAGGCCCACAGCGACGACGAAGAAGAAATTGAAGTTGGATATGTCCAGGTGACGATCTTTTCGACGGCGGACGACAAGGCCCTGGCGGCAAGGGTTAAAAGGCTTATGCTTGCCGCGGGTTTTACATGGCAGGCGGAAGATCAGGACGAAACGATAAACGACGGCACGATCTACGCGCTGCCGCAAAGATTTGAATACATGGAGGAAGTAACGCATGAGTGAGAATGCGATCACCAGAAGCCGCCGCTGCGGCCTGAAAGACATTTACATGGCGAAAGTCACCAAGAACGACGAAAACGCCTACACCGCGGAAACGCCGATCAAGTTCGCCCGCGCAATCAACGCGAACATTACCGACAACTATTCCAGCGAAACGATCTACAGCGAGGACGGAACGGAGGAAGTTCTGACCCAGTACACCGGCACGGACGTTGAACTGGAAGTGAACACCCTGGCGCCCCAGGATCGGGCGCTGGTGTGGAACAGACTGTACCAGAACGGCTTCCTGGTTGAATCCGCAGAGGATGAACCGGCAGAGCTGGCCCTGGGCTACAGAACCCGCCAGCTGAACGGCAAATACGAGTTCGTGTGGTTTTATTGCGGCAAATTCAACAAGGGCCAGAGCGAAACCTACAAGACGATCGAGGACAAGAAGAACACCCAGACCAGCAGCTTGACCGCCTCTTTCTATGAGCGCAAGAAGGCTGACAAGATCACGGTGGACACCACCGCCCAGGAAAAGCACTTGTTCCGCATCCGCGTGGATGAATCCAACCTTGCCGCGGAGGCCACGCAGGCCGCAGAAGCAATCAAGAAGTGGTTTAGCGCCGTGCAGGAATATAACGCCGTCGAAACGCAAGCAGCCAAGACCACCGCAGCGGTGACGAAGTAAGGGGGCAGCAGCATGAAGGAGTTTCAGGCGAAGATCACGGTGGACGGCGTGACCTATGAGCTGCCCCAGGTATCGACCGCAGCATATCTGGAATACCTGGACGTCCGGGAGCCTATCGCCGCCAAGGAAATGTACACCCGCAGCGACTTCTATGCAATGGCTGATTGCCTGTGCAAACTGTACGGCGACAAGTTTACCTGCGACGATCTGCTGGGGGAGAACGGCGTGGCGCCTGGTGAGGTGATCGTGCAGTTTTCCGCGGTCGAGTCGGTGTTGATGAAGCAGGTAAACCATTCCATTGAGGATTTGAAAAAGAATTTTACGAATGGCGCGTGATTGATGATCTGCTGATCGAAACGCCGCGCGGGACGGTCTGCTGCGTCAGTGATCGCGTCACGGTGCAGCAGGCGAAGCGCTACGCGGAGATCATGCGGGATATGGAGCAGACCGGGGACAGCGCAAGAGCTGCCGTCCGGGCTATGACGCGCCTGCTGGCGGACGTTTACGGGGGCCTGCGTGTGCAGGAAGCAGCGCGGGCGCCTGTCGTCCAGGTCGTGACCGCTGCGAAGGCCCTTCATTTTGTTATGCAGGAGATTGTCTTTCCTGCCTTCTCCGTCCTATCAGACGAACCGCCGATAGAACAGGAGGCCAGCGTGTTCGACGACTACGACGCAGAGGAAGGCTACACCGATAACAGCCCCGCCAATTTCTGGGCGACCTGCCTGGAAAGCCTGGAAGTGATCACCCAGGCGTCGATCAAGATCATGCGCCAATCGTACACCGAAACCATGAAGGAGGAGCTGGTGCCGCTGATTGAACACTTGAAGTGGGAAATCGACCACCAGCCGGAAAAGAAAGGAGGATAGCACCGTGTCAAACGTCCGGGCACAAGTTACGGCGGATAGTTCCAGTTTTCAGCAAGCCATGAAGGCGGCGGTGCTATCCATGAAAGAACTGTCGAGCGAGTACAGCCTGGCCTCTACACAGGCCAAGCTGTTCGGCTCCACACAGGATGCGCTGAAAGCCAAGACAGAGGAGCTAAAGGCGAAAATCTCCGCACAGACGGATATAGTCAAGTTGAATGAAACGGAGCAGCAGCGCCTTGAGAAAACCCTGACAGAGCAGAAAGGGAAACAGGCGGAACTGCAAGCCGCTATTGATAAAACAAAGGCCGCTATCGAACAAAGCACCGCGACGACCGGCGAAAACAGCGCCGAAACGCAGGCATTGAAGCAAAAGCTGGCCGACCTACAGCAGGAAGAAAAGAAGGCAGCCGATCAGGTCGCCCAGACCGAGCAAAAGCTGTCCAAGCAGGAGGCAGCCACAAACAAGTCGAAGGAAGCCCTGACCAAGTTGGAGGGCGAGCTGAAAAAGACGAACGAGCAGCTGAAAGAGGCCAAGTGGCAGGAGTTCGCCACACACGCCAAAGCGGCCGCAGACGTCCTGGACAACGTGGGCCGTAAAATGTCCGTGGTCAGCGCTGCAATCGTTGGCGTCGGCACAGCAGCCGTAAAGACGACCGCGGAATTTGATAGCCAGATGTCAACAGTAAAGGCTATTTCTGGCGCAACGGCTGACGAATTTGATCAGCTGCGCAACAAGGCGATCGAGATGGGTAGCAGCACGGCGTTCTCTGCGTCGGAGGCCGGGCAGGCCATGGAATACATGGCTATGGCCGGATGGACTACCCAGGATATGCTGGACGGTATCGCCGGTGTAATGTCCGCAGCAGCGGCAAGCGGTGAGGAGCTGGCCACAACGTCTGACATTATCACGGACGGGTTGACGGCCTTCGGCCTGGCTGCGAAAGATTCGGCCCACTTTGCCGACGTCCTGGTGGCGGCCGGAAACAATGCGAATACGTCCGTTTCCATGATGGGCGAAACATTCAAGTACGCGGGCGCAATCTGTGGCACCCTGGGCGTGTCGATCGAGGACGCCGCGATCGCTACGGGGCTGATGGGCAATGCAGGCATTAAAGCCAGTGGCGCCGGTACAGCCCTAAGAACGGGATTGTCGAACCTGGTGAAGCCGACGAAAGAAATGAAGGCGGCTATGGATTCGTATGGGTTCTCGATCCAGACAACCTCGGACGGCAGCGTGGACATGATGGCGACCATGAAGCTGCTGCGGCAGACCATGGGCGACCTGGATTCTACGACGCAGGCGGCGGCCCTGTCCGCGATCTTCGGAAAAGACGCTATGTCCGGGTGGGCGGCTATCGCCAATGCGTCCGAGGAGGACTTCCAAAAGCTGACAACGGCGATTTATGGCGCAGATGGCGCCGCACAGACGGCCGCAGACATTAAACTGGACAACCTGCAAGGGCAAATCACGATCCTGGAATCTACGATTGAAGGTATCGCTATTCAGATAGGCGATCTGTTAATGCCGACTGTGAAGAAGGTCGTCGCGGCGTTCCAGGAGTGGGCGACGTGGTTCAACAACACGGACGAAGCGACAAAGAAAATGGTCGTCACGATCGGCGCGGTCGTGGCGGCAATCGGCCCGGCAATGCTGGCCGTGTCCGGCGTTCTGAAAGCAATTATCGGAGTGCATGACACTATGGCAAAGCTGACGCCGGTGATGAACGCGGTAAAGGCAGCAATCGGTGGCCTGTCCGCGCCGGTGGTGGCCGTGGTCGTTGCGATCGGCCTGCTGGTGGCGGCATTCAAGCACCTATGGGACACCAACGAGGAGTTCAGGGCGGCGATCACCGCGATCTGGTCGGAGATCAAGGAAACAGTCGGCGGATTCATTCAAGGAATTTCTGACCGGCTGAAAAGCCTGGCACCGGTATTCCAGGCGGTAGGTAGCGCTATTTCTACGATCTGGAATGGAATTTGTGAGCTGCTGGCGCCTGTATTCGAGGGCGCATTCCAGCAAGTGAGCAACATTCTGACAGCTGCAACGGGCGTGATCCTGAACACTCTGGACATTTTTATAAACTTGTTCAGCGGAAACTTCGAGGGCGCCTGGGAATCGGTGAAAGCCGTGTGGGCTACCCTGTGGGATTACATATCCAGCACGTTCGAGAACGTGCTGAACACCTTGAAGGGCGCAGCTGACGCCTTCCTAGGGTGGTTTGGAAGCAGCTGGAACAGCGCGTGGTCGGCCGTCAAGACGTTTTTCTCGAATATCTGGAACGGCATTGTTTCGGCAGTCACGACCGCATGGGAAACCATTAAAAATGTGGTGCAGGTCGGCGTCCTGTTTGTTGAGGAGCTGATCAGCGCAGCGGTACAGCTTATTACCCTACCGTGGCGGATGATTTGGGAGAACTGCCACGAAACCCTGGAGACTGCCTGGGACGCGATCACGTCGGCGGTAGATACAGCAGTAAACGCTGTTACGGCTGCCGTGACGGCCGCCTGGAATGCGATTAAAACAGCAACCACAACAGTATGGAACGCTGTTAAAACGGCCGTAGAAAAGCCGCTGAACGCTGCGAAAGCCACGGTAAGCTCTGTGACCGCTGCTGTGAAGTCAGTCGTCAGCGCTGCGTGGAACACGGTCAAAAGCACGACGACCGCGGCGTGGGAGGCAATCAAGGCCGCAATCTCCACGCCGATCAATGCGGCAAAGTCTGCGGTAAGCTCTGCCGTTGATTCTGTCCGATCTGCGGTAAGCTCTGCGTGGAACGCTGTCAAAAGTGCCACGTCGTCCACCTGGAACGCGATCAAGTCCGCAATCGAAACACCGATTAACAGCGCACTTTCTACAGTGCGGTCTGTGATCGACCGCATAAAATCGGCTTTTAACTTTAGTTGGAGCCTGCCCCATTTGAAGCTGCCGCACCTGTCCATTTCCGGCAGTTTCAGTATCAGCCCCCCGTCCGTCCCGCACTTCTCTATCGCCTGGTATAAGACGGGCGGCATTATGGTAGAACCGACAATGTTCGGTGTGGCGGGCCAGACGGCCCTGGCGGGCGGAGAGGATGGCCCCGAAGCGATCCTGCCCCTGCGGCCGTTCTATCGGCAGCTGAATAATACCCTGGACGAAAAACTGGCACAGTACGGGCAGGCCGGCCGGATAGTCTACGTTTATGTGACGCTGGACGGCGACGAAATCGCCGCCCATACGGTCGTCAGAGTGTCCGACGCGATGGTGGAAGAAGCGCAGAAAATACGGTAAGGAGGTAGGAACATGAAGATTGGCACACACAACGCGAAAGACTACGGCGCGAAGCAGCTGACGGTCGAGTTCCAACTGCCGCAGACCGGCAGCAGCTACGAATGGCCGGACGACTTCATGGAACCGATCGACCTACCGACAACGCAGAAATGCGGAAGCGTGAAAGTCGTGATCCTGTTCAAGGGCCGCAGCCGAAACGAGATCATGCGGAATATTTCCGACTTCTGCGGGCTACTGGATGGCCCGCAGAAGGTAGCGCTGGACGGCTACGAGGGCTGGTATCTGGGCCGCCTGCAAAAGTCAACCGTCGCAAAGACGGTGAGCGGAACGGCCTACAAGCTGACGATTGAGCTGGACGGCTACATGGTGGGCGAGGAAGAAGCGGTCGAGGCCACGCAGGGCCTACCGATCACCCGCAAGGGGAGCCGCCGCCGCCCGTGTACGGTGGAGATCACAACGCCGGAGGACGCGCAGCTGGTGACGCTGCGAGGGTTTGCCAAGGAAATCGCCGTGAAGAATCTGACGGCGGGCGTAACAGTGACCATTTCCGAAGACGGCCTGGTGCTGGAAAACGGAAACAACAAAATGCAGGACGTGGAAATGCAGGCGTTCCCGATCCTGGAAGAAGAAACGACGCTGACGTGGGAACCGGCCGCCGCTGCGGTCGTTGTCCGATATATCCCGGCGTGGATGTAAGGAGCGGCCAATGATTGAACTTTACAACAGCGCCCACGTTCACGTCGCAAGCCTGGAAAAGGTGGACGGCCAGCACGTCCGCAGGACATTGTCGGACGGCGACGAAAGCCTTGAATTTAGCTATCCGCGGAAAGCCGCGTCAGAGGCGGAGATCAAAACCGAGGGCTACGTCAGGACGGAGCGTCAGGAATATGTGATTAAGTCAGTAGACCGCAAGACACGGGCCACTATGACCAGCGTGGCGGCGGCGCTGAATATCGAAGCCCTGGAAGGTGCCGTTTTTTTGAACGGTTTTGAAACCGTAGAAAAGACAATCCAGGAGTGTATGGAGCTGGCACTGGCCGACACAGGGTGGCGGTGCAGCGTAGCGGAGGACATTACAAAGCGCCGGACGATCCGGGCGGAAGATGATACAACGGCGTGGGAAATCGTCAAAGACGTGGTAAGCACCTACAAGGTAGAAATCAGAATCGAAACGCTGGAAAAGTGCCTGTATTTCTCCACAAAGCGTGGCCAGGATAAAGGCGTGTATTTCTATGAGCGGTTAAACCTGCGCAGCCTGGGGGTGAAAGAATCCAGCTATGGATTCTTTACCAAGATCATACCGATCGGAAAAGACGGCCTGCATTTGTGGGTGGGTGAAAAGGATTATATCGAAAATCACCAGTATTCGCCCAAGACGATCACGGCGATCTGGCGCGACGAACGGTACACCAACACAACGAGCCTGTACGACGACGCTGTGGCCCGACTGGAAGAAGCCAGCCGCCCTGTGACGGCCTACACCGGCGACGTGGTAGACCTTGCGAAGCAGTCGGAAAAATACGCTGTACTTGACTACGACCTGGGCGACACTGTCATTCTGGCGTCGGAAAGCATAGGCGTATGGATCAAGCAGCGGATCGTCCAGCTGGACGAATACGCCGGGCACCCAGAAAAGAACAAAGCGGAGTTTTCCAACGTGCCCCAGACGTTTGCACAGCTGCAAAAGTCCGGGGACGACCTGGCGAAGAAGGAAGCAATCCGGGTGGCGTCAAAAACGATCCGGGAACAGCTGACAAATACCTACTATACGAAGGAAGAAGTGGAAACAGCGATCCGCGCAATGTCTGACGCGATCGAACTGGAAGTATCGAAATCCTATGTGACCAAGGGTGAAGGCGAGGAGTACGCCGCAGCCGCCAAGAAAGCGGCAGAGGAAGCCGGGAAGGCTGCGGAGGCCGCAGCGAATGAACACACTGACTCGGTACTGCTTGCATACTCCACCACCGAAGAAATGGACGCCGCGATCAAGGTGGCAACCGACGCGATTGACCTGGCTATATCGCAGAAGTACGCGACGACAGAACTGGTAGAGAAAAAGGTGGATGAAGTGAAGGGAAAAGCGGATCAGGCCACCGCCGACGCCGCAGCCGCCCAGGGCGCCGCCGATCAGGCAAAGGCGGACGCTGACGCAGCGGCCAAGAAAGCCGACGACGCCCAGGCGGCCGCAGACAAAGCAGCAGAGGACGCCGCCGCAGCGGAGGAAAACGCAGCGGCCGACGCCGCAGCCAAAGCCGAAGCGGCCAAAAAGGCAGCCATTGAAGCAGCGGCCGCCCAGAGCGCCGCAGACGCGGCAGCGGCGGAAGCAGCAGCCAAGGAGGCAGCGGCAAAAGACGCCGCCCAGAAAGCCGAGGACGCCGCCGCAGCGGCTAAGAAGTATACAGACGATTGTCTGGTAGACTATTCCACCACTAAGGAAATGGACGCCGCGATCAAGGTGGCAAAGGACGCGATCGACCTGTCTGTTTCCGAGAAATACGCAACAATCGAAAAAGTTGACGAAAGCGTGAAGATGATCCAGGAGGCTACCGACGACGCCGCCCAGAAAGCCAAGGACGCCCAGGCAGCCTCTGACGCCGCGAATACCGCCGCAGCCGACGCCGCCCAGAAAGCCAAGGATGCCCAGGCAGCCGCCGACAAAGCCGCAAAGGACGCGGCAGCGGCAGAGGAAAACGCCGCCGAGGACGCAGCAGCAAAAGCCGAAGCAGCCAAACAGGCAGCCATTGAAGCAGCGGCCGCCCAGAGTGCCGCAGACGCGGCAGCGGCGGAAGCAGCAGCCAAGGAGGCAGCGGCAAAAGACGCCGCCCAGAAAGCCGAGG